GCATATATCTTTGTGGCAGCATTTAAGGTATTTACAAAGTTAGGAAGGGAAGATAAAGAGTTTGGGAAGTTCCTACATTGGTTAATTGCAGAAGGCAAAAATACAGAAATTAACGGAAAGACTTGGGTTGAATTAGATGTAGACCGTTCTACAAGGGATAGCAATGTAGTACACGGAAAACTTGATTATCTTACAGCACTTATCAATCAGTATTTCACAGAGGTTAAGAAAGTAGCATAAGGCAAAAGGGGAGGGCAAACCTCCCCGATATAAGAGAAATTGAGGTAAAGCATATGAATACAATATCAGATATTTTGATGGATATAGACATTAGAAGAGTATTTCAAGCGGATCAAGGGAGAATGTAACAGTAACAGAAATAATCAGTATTGCAGATATGCAGGATAAACGGAAGGCAGGATATACATATATGTTTAATTTTAGAATCATCACAATGACGGACGGAAACCAGATCATAGATAGAAACTTAAAAACACCATATAACGCACTGACACCAACGCAGATGTTGGAATATACAGAACTTGATAATCAGATGGCATTTATGGACAGGATGGAACGCAAAGCCAAACAGAAAGCGGAGCATATGCGGAAACTTGCAAAGAATCCATTATATAAAATGGCTTGTATGGTTGGTTTGATATAAGAGAAAGAGAGGTAAAATAAAATGATTACATCAAAATTTTTCAATATGGGACAGGTAGTAACCACAAGATCAATCAATGACCTTATGGCAGCGGAACAGAAATTTGCGGTTGAGGTCACAGTTGCATTACAGAGATTTGCGGTTAAAGACTGGGGAGATATGGACGCAGAAGATAAACAGACAAATGAGGATGCTTTGAATTATTCAGATGATTTATATGTTATGGGTGCTTACAATACCTCAAAAGGCAGAATTTGGATTATTACAAATCGAATCTCCGAAACACCAGGAGACAATGCGACAACAGTTTGTTTCCCGGATGAAAGATAAAAGGGAACTGTAAAGGGTGGGACAGTCTGAAATATGGCTGTCCTTAATAGAAAAGAGGTTGATATTATGGCTTATGTACTTACTAATGGAAGCTATTATGTAAGAATGACGAAAACTGGTGGAGTAGCAAAGACAAAAGACATAAACGAGGCACGAATATATATTACTACTGAAAAAGCGAAAGAAAGATTGCTGAAAGCACCGGGAAAAACAAACGGATATTACATACAGGATGTAGAAACTAATGCAAAATATAAATTTAGCAGAAGTAAGGGAAGAATCAACTTCCCTAAAGAAGTAAGAGAATTGATATACGATACAGCAAAAGGTAGATGTGCTTTATGTGGTAGGAAGATAACATACGACAACATGACATTAGATCATATTGTACCGCTTGCTATGAATGGAGCTGATGATGTAAGCAACCTTCAATGTACTTGCGAGGCTTGCAATCTATTCAAAGGTTCGGTACTTCCAGATGATTTTATGGAGCGGATAACGGAAATCTTCTTATATCAAATGGATCAGAAAGAAGGCAAGCGGTTATTATGGAGGATTGTGCATAAAATATTAAATAATATGATATAAGCGAAAAGAGTGCTGATTTTTGGCACTCTTTATGTACCCATAGATTTTTATTGAAAAAACGGAGGAGGTGTTGTATACTTATTATGAAGAAGTATATAGAAACGGAGGGTTACATTGTGGCTTCTGCGACTGATAAACAAAAAGATAGTTTAAAAGAATATATGAAGAAAATTAAAGATATAAAAAGAATATATTGACATATCGTACACCGTATAGCATTATATATACATAAGGAGGTG